TCGACAATTCGCTCATCTCTGATTGATAGTGGTGCTGGTTGCAGTCGCTCCTCAAAGTTATCTGAAAAAGGTGATAACCGCCAATGACTTAGATCACTGTTTGAAATAGGCTTTGTAGCTTCACAGTATTTTCCAACAAAATCCGTTGCTCCTCCAGTTGGTGAATCTACTTGTTTTCCAGAGAATACAAGATCGTGCCACGGATCTGTTTGTGACATACAACTCATTCCTTTAACATCGATACAATGTGTTACAAGCTGTGGTTTTAAATAGCTTTCTGCCAATTGAATTTGTTCCCGCCATATTGTTGTACAAAAATGTTCTCTACCTGCACTAGCAGCGTAGAAACCAAGCCATTTCGGTGCCATACCAATCTTCGCTGAAGCAATCATAGAGCCACATTCTCCATTGCGTTTATATGAATCATCTACTTTAAAACCGTTTAGTGCATAATATTGCACTCGACGACTTATCCCATCATCGCATTCATTATAAACTGCCTCTCTAAATTGCATATGTGAATGCATAATCACTTCTTGATTATGTGTCCACATTAAAACTGGTGTGTCATCACATTTCGCAATATATTCATCATGGGGAAGTACGTGTTTTTCTAAAGAAGGAAAAACTTTCTGCATTCTCGACATATTTTTACATACATCAGGTGTAGACATGTTACGCACCTCCTTGTGACTCAATATCTTGAGAAAAGCTCGATCTCCTTGTACATCAGAGAAAACTAATTTAGCAATATGATAGTCATCAGGATTTTTAGTCCAAAATTTAACTAAGGTATTGCCTTTATAGAAAAGGTGTGCTACAGTAATAATCATGTTTCCATGACCAATACCATAACAATTTCTCTTTTGCACACTATCTGCTCCAACCAAACTTGTACATGTTAGTTCGACTACATGCTCTTCTCGCATCCGAAATAGAAAATCGGTTGCCTCAGTTGATGAATGTTGCTCAACAGTTCTTCCAAAAATTGAGCCTAACCAACTCTTTGGTTGTTCTTTCGTTTCCTGGTAAATTGTTGACATAGTTGAATTGAACTGTTTTCGCGATATGAGGTGTCTATCTCCCTTCCACTCTCCATTCAGGAGATAGATACTTACATATGCACGGATGCAGTCCAAATCTCGTTGGATCTGAGCACTAACATAATAATCTCTCACATTCAAATCCTTCAACATCGACAGATCAAAATCAGCTCTTCCATTCAAATCAGCTCTGATTATATATGAAAGCATTGGTACTCTATCGTTGTTAACTGGATTTGAACCGAAGAAATAATACAACATAAGACTCTTATTCTGTTGTTGTGCTCCATCCTCCCAACTGGCATCCCTACTACAAAAGTAGTCTTTACACCCATGATGGGCATAATATTCTACTACTGCATCTTTCTCAACACATGTCAAAACATTTTGCATCCAGTCAGCAGCGTTATCGAATTCACAATGATCGTCCACTACTTCCCATTGTGCATCCAACATTTTTGTTTGGTTAGCTTCACAATCCTCAGTACATTCATCATGGTGTAAGCGAACTTTCTTTTGAGATTCCTTTGTTGTTGCCTGTCTTTTTGCTCTTCCTTCGTAGACTCTATTATGCATCTTCAATTTTTTGTTTGGTCTCGTTAACAAAGTAAAGATTTTATATATTGCATATATAATCATAGATACAATTGCTAAGCAGATAGTTTGATGTCCAACATCCGCCACAAAAGAGCAAAAGGCATCTAGGTATGGTGTTACATCGATACCTATAAAATCAAACAGTCGTATCATTAAATTGTAGACAGTATCCTTAATATTTGCAACAAATGATTCAATTTTCTTGAACAAAGTATGTACAATTTCAGCTTCAAAATTGTATAATCTAAGTGTTGCTCCTATTACAGATGGTCCTTCATTAAATATACGAGCAGTTTGAACTCGGAGGTTATGTGATGATGACATTCTCCA